AATTATTATTATTTGGATTATCAGGATAAGTAACTTGCAATAATGCGATATGCTCTATCCCTTTATATGTATAATAAAGTTCGTACTTATTCCACTCATATAACTGTAATGCAGGTACAAGTTTACCAAACCCTCTCCCACCTTCAATTATAATATCGCATATTAAATCTTCAGCAAGAAAATTATCCGTTAATATTGTTTCCATTGATAGTATCTTAAACGCATTTAAACCCACCTTGCTTGCGTTTTTCAGGTATCCTTGACTAGTTATAGCAACCACACTAAAATCGTTGCTTAAAACGGAAATTACGAGGTCTAGGTCATCATTTATAGTTCCAAAAAACAATACTACACTTTCAACCACTATCGGCTTAATATTTAATTCACCAATAACGCCATTAAGTTCGTAATTTAACCATATATCGCATCTATCATCTATTATCCTATCAGCATTATAAACTTGCATATCAGTTGTATCTGCTAAATATCCACCAAGACTATCTCGCCATAACCAAGTATCAATAGTATCTACTATATATTTATTAGTTGTATCAGGTATTTCTTTCTTGAGTATCTTTTGGTTTTGATTTCTAACTAATGTAATCCGTATGCAAAAATTATCGTATGAAACATTTTTTATTATCGCATTTCCACTTGCACCATTTCCATATTGTGTTTCTATTGCAGTATCAGGTTCTAAACCATCTACCCATAAAATATCACCAACATTAAAAACATCACTAAAAAAAGTATTATTGGCAACCATTGTCCAAGTATCATCTAATGTTTCACCATATTTTAATACTTCGGCATATCCCCTGCTATTCGCAGGCATTACTGTTAAAAAATTGGCTCTCAAAATATAGTCAGTAGGTAATTTATAAATTGGCGTTTGTGCGTTCTTTTTACTAACTCTCTTTGAATGCCATATTTTAGTCATCATCTTCATTGTGTATTACTCCAATCGTTGGGCGTATTAATCCCATTAATGATTGACTTATTTGTGCATTATCAAAAGTCCACGCCATTCCGTTTTCACGATAACCTATTGCGCTTGAAAAACCTAATCTTTCTATTAATTCTTCACAAGCACTTAATATCCATTGTTCTTGGCGAAAACCTGTTATTGGATTACTTTCTTCATCAACTGTTAAGTCGCTGGGGTAAGAAAGAGAGTAGTAAAATAGTTTTGCCTTATCTACTACCCTCTCAATATCAGTTTCGCTTAAATATGGATACCTTGCCTGTAGTGTTGTGGCTATGTCCATATATCACCTATTTAGTTTTTATTTATTAACCTAAAGATATAATTCTTGCAATCGGTATCGCTTTGTGTGGGAAAACATCGGTTGCATCCGTTGCGTTCCTTGCTAATGTCCACGATGCTCCAACTTTAAGTTGTGTTGCAGTTGGGGAGGTAGGAATACTTACAGGAGCATAACTAATTCCTAAAGGAGCAAACATTTTTCTTTTACGAGCAATGATAGCAGTTGTCCCACCATCAGTAAATGGATCTCTATCCATCTCAAACGGTACTTTTGCGCCTGCATCTAGGAAATCAAAGGCACCTTTTCCTAATGCATAGGTTGTATATTTGCTATTAGCATAAGGCATACCATCATCAATCAAAACGGTCTTTCCACTCCAAGTTCCTAATTTCAAATCTCTTTGTACACCATTAGCATCCGTATATTTTAGATAATTCAAAAGGTTAAGGTTTCCAAGATTAGTTGCTATTGCACTGTGCATAATAACTACAGAAAATGCATCCATATTATCCCCACAGGCTTTTTGCAATAATGTGTTAAGGGTTGTAGCACTAACTAGTGTATCTGCAGGAGTTTGTTCGGCTGAAATATCAAGTGTATGATTATTTACAAATACTTCATTTTCAGTACCTGTCATACTAAATATACCCTCAAGGATTGCCAAAAGGTCAATTTGGTCTATATTATCAAAATATTCCTCAATTTCAGTTGCTTGCGCTAAAAAGTCCACGCCACCTGTAATATCATAACTAAAATCTTTTTCTGCCCAAGCATTAGCCCTACCAAGAATAACTTTTCCTTGCGAGTAAGTGGTTCTTCCTGTTGCAGAAATATTAGTGTTACCATCATAGTTAATAACGCTACCACCAATTCTTGCTTGCATAGGCTCTACAAAATAGTTTCCACCTGCTTGGTCTTTCATCCTTGCTTTTAGGTCGCTTCTATCTTTGAAAACACCTGCTTTCAATAACTCATTTCTAGTTAAGTTCGGTACTTTTTTGCTATATGCCTCGAACACTTCAGGGTTAAAATTCTTATAATCAAATTCTGCCATTTTCTATTTTCTCCTTATATTAATATTTTATTTTTATTATATTTACGAGATATTTCATCGTATTTACTTTATTATATACCACAACAATTTATTAATGCAAATATAGTATTATTTGTGCTATTAAGTAGGTGAGTTTTGAATAAATACTGCTAGCAATGTAATAACTTCAGTTCCTGTTAATGCACTACCTGTAATTTCAGTTGTAAGCGTTCCATTAGTATCAATAATTTTTGCATTCACATTAAGTGTTATTGCGATACTATCTAACAATGCACTTTCTTGTAATGAGGTAGTTGTGCCACTAATAATTGGAGTTGCAGGTACTAAATATCTAGTAACCTCGCTAGTATTATCAATTTCCCAATATGTATAGATATTATCTTGTTCGTTTGTTAATCCACTAACATCAAGTGTTTGGTCTGTAATTGTACCTTCAAATTTACTATCTCCACTATTCCAAGCATAACTAATATCTGCGCTTAATATTTCTTCAATGTTCTCATCAATTTCTATCGAGTTCAAGACTACTGTATGAGTTAACAAATAATTTTCAGGAGCAAGGAGAGCAATGGTATCAACATTTGCACCAATTCCCTCATACAAGCCTATCTTAACACCACTTGCAACACTAATTAATCCCTCTCCCTCAAATAAATCTCCAATTGCTATAAAATTATCAATGCTAAATCTTGTACCCTTTTTTACAATAGGAGTGCCATCAAGCGTAACTGTTATTTTTAAGTTTACATCCCCATCGGCTACACTACTAAAATCTAATTCAGGTACTGTATCAACAAGATAAAACTCATTGCCACTATCCCAAGTGCTATTAGTATTAAAATCAATTTCGCCTACTAATGGTAAAACTAGTGCTATCGCAGTTGCAGTTGCTACTATTGATACATTTGCAGTAATCGGTGAAGTTGTACTTCCATTAGTGAACGCAACATCATTAATCGTAAAGGTCATACCATCTAAAGTATATCCCTCGCTAGCAGTTGCAGTAATTGTTAGTTCAGTATCTTTCGGTATAATATTGCTACCTGCCTCATAAGTGTTTACTCCATCGCTAATAACTAATGTGCAACCTGTCAATGTGGTTGATAAATCAAACAATATATCACTTGCTTGCGCTACTACTGAAAATTGATTATCGGTAATTGTTACAGTTGCAGGATTTGCTTTTACTACACCATTAATCAAAAGTGCAGAATGGGCATAACCACTACTAGGCGTTGCAGTAATCGTATATGTGTCCCCTATTGTGATTAAATCGCCATTGACAAATGACTTTAACCCATTGCTAACTGCTACACTTGAAACACCTGTACCTTTAGTAATGGATAAAGCAGGCGTTAATGCCTGTTTATATGTGTTCCATACCTTTTTATCATAATTAGCTATTCTACCCATTTTTTTATATTCTCCTTAATCAACTCATTAATATTTTCTTGTATAAAGTTGGATTACTAACTTTCATTTCGTTTAATTCTTCCATTGAGTAGTCAAGTATGGATTTTTTATTTTTTGGGTCGCTACCATCACCTGCTCTAGGTTGTGGATTTGTTTTCAATAAATCTTCTTTAACTTTTTTCTCAATGTTTGTTTTCATATTTGCAATATACTCATTTTGTTTTTCAATGGCTTCAATGATTTTTCCATCTGCCATTAATTCGGCTACTTGGGTTGCTATTGTATCATCATCAACGGATTTTGATACTTTTGCTTTTAACTTAATGAGTGTATTTTCTCTCTCTATCGCTTTATAGCGTTCTTCTTTTTCTAGCAATTCTGCCTGCTTTTTCTCATCGGCAGTCATTCTTTCTTTCTCTTTGCGTTTACTTTCGGCTAACTCGCTTGCCAACTTATCAAATTGTGCTTTTATTTTAGCATATTCTTCTTTGCTTACCACTTCAGGTTGTGGGGTTGGTTCTGGGGTTGGTTCTTCGGCAAATAGTTGTAAATTAATGTTTTTCATATCTTCGTATTTCATTTTTTTCTCCTTGCGTTTACACTTCTCTGTGTCCCCTAATGGGGATTTGCGTTTTAAGATTTCTCTATCTTTTGCGTTTTAACGAGTTCTCTCTCTATATATGCTAGTACGGAATTTCACCGTATTATTATCTATCTTACAATATTATTTTATTGTTATGCAACTATACTATATTTTCGGTATCTACTATACTCTTTTCTGCTACTTCACTTTTAATTATAATATTATGCTCTTTCATAAAGGTTTCTATCATTTTACCTTCGGCTTCCGTATCATAACTCATTCTGCATTTTTCAAGTGCTAACGCAGGTGGCATACCATTAGTAACAAGATTAACATAGCTTTGTGTTTTCGTGAGCATATTATCGGTCATATTAAGTGCATATTTGATTTCTATTTCGCCTGCCGATAAATCATTGATTTTACTATCAGGTATTGCCTTACAAATAAATATTATGCGCTTTAATAATTCATTATCACCTACTATAAATGAGTTAATATCATCAAGTGCTTTATTATATGCGTTATCATATCCGTTAGCAACCTCGCTACCTTGTTTTGTCGTTCCACCACTATTAGTATTGCTACTTGGCGTTGGTACTCCTATTGTGTCATACATTGTGCGTGTTAAGTTCTGTTTTACTTCTACTATTGCGCTAAAATCAAGTTTCGTTGATAATAACTTCAAATCGGCAGGATGTTGTGATCCACTATTAGTATTTAGTATTACTGCTCCGTTCTTTTTCATATCCCTATGATTTTGTTGTGCTTCTTCAGGGTTTTTGCCTAAACTTACATTAAAGTATGCGTATATTTCATTAACAACATCATCAATATTATCAATAACATTACTACTAATTTTATCAATTCCGTTTTGTAACGCTTTGCCCATAGCAACAATGCCAATTCCGTTACTATGCCACTTTTTCTCTACTAATGGCAACATTTTATATATGCCTCTTTTTTCTGCCCTTGTTCTTAAAAATCCACCACCACTATTCTCAAACTCATAAAAATAGTCTTTAGTATAAATGCTAACTACATCAACATCTATTTCTTTTATCCTATTAGTTTCGCTATCTATAACGCTATCGGTATAGGAAGTATAAAGTAAATCAAATAAGGGTGGATTTCCATTATATGTTGAATAGATTTTAGTGCAAGTATCACTATCTTTTGCGTATAAAACAAATGGGGCTTCCGTATCCTTGTTATAATCCTCGCTTTTTGGCTCTATAAAATAATATCCTACACCTGTTGCATAAGACCAAACTGCCACTTCTTTATCTATCGTGCGTTTATCACTATCTTTTAAGAATATATTTAATTGTTGAATATCATCCGTTTCAAGAGATTTTGTTTGTGCATACTTGATAGGATTTCCCATTACATACCCTGATTTCCAACTCACCATATTAAAAATGTGTGGCTCTAAAACAATGTTATTAGTTTCGCTATCATCGTGCAATCTTTCTTTGCTTAAAATATCGTGTTGCAATAAATAAGTATTATAATCTGCCCTTATTTGCCCTGCATTAAAAATAAACGCATTAAAAACATTAGGGAGTACCCTTGTGATTATTTCTTCAGTTATTTCATTTGGTTTGTATGGGATTTTTATTTTTTGCAATCCTGCCATATGTTGTACTTACCTCTTTTCTATCTTTTTAATAGAATATCTTATTTTTCTTTTGCAATTATTACAAAATATTATATGAGTATGTTCCCTTAAAGGTTTATTCCAATCTACTACTTCGGTGGCATCTAGTATAATTTCCAATGGCTTACCACAAATAGGACAGTTTACAATTTCCATTTTATCTCCCTATCCGTAAAAAATATTACTTATAGTTATAATACTAACTTATGTAATTGATTGTCAAATGTATTGTTTTTATCTCCTAAAAGTCATTACTGTTCCATATTGAGTTTCAGCCTTGCCTATAAAACATTTACTGTATCCACTAATCGCATCCGTAAAATCATCATAATCTACTTTTTTTACATAACTATAACTGTATAATTCTTCCATTGCTTGCCCAATAGGACTGCTCCTTGCGTATAGATCCATTTTAGGAAAGACTATATTGTTTTTTACATCACTTTCGGTATTCGATATTCTAACATCCTTATTTTCGGTATTGTAAAGTTCCTGTATTTTGCAAAAAGTTATACCCCTTTCAAGTAATAATTTTTCTAACAATGTTTTTAGGCTAGTGTCCACATTTACCTCAACCCATAGTATCGTTATATGCCTTTGTATTATTTTATTTATTATACTAGTATATAATTCTTTCATAGGTTTATCATCGTATAAAACATCTACTAAATAATGCTTATTATTAAAATATGAACATATAGGCATTGCGCAATAATCTTTGCCTTTCCGTTTGCTATCTAAATACGCCCAATGACACTCACTTCTCCCATTAGTGCCTATTTCAGGTAATGTATCATAATCTAGTAATGTTGAGAAATAAAATGGATTATCTTTTGGCTTAACAGGTATTTGTTGTTCCATAGCCATAAACATTTCATAATCATCTTCTCTTTGTTTTCGTGCTTTCTCGGTAGGGAACTCTAACGGATATGTGCTTTCATCGGTTTTATAATCTAATTTTGGTACGCAAATGAAAACTGAAATACCGTTTTTCGTTATTTGGTCGCTTTCTGCAACGCTTGTATATTGATTAACCTTGCTTATAACACTACTATTATGCCCAAATCTCGCTTTTAAGTATGTCAAAATATCGTGTACCGAATAAGTTGTACCACTTGCTACTACATAAAAGTTTTTATTACTATAACTACGCTTAAACCATATATTCTCATAATTATATATATCTTTATTATGGCTTTTTATATTGCCTGCATCTTCAGCCTGTGTTATGTCATCAATAAATAAATATTTGGCACGCACGCCACCTATTTTACTCTCTTTTCCCACTATTAAGAGATTAACAGGTCGTTTACTACCACTAATCTTAAACTCACCATCTTTTTGTTTGCAAGTTTCAAACATTAACTCTTGCTTTCCTTGAAATTGCGCATAAAATGGAAATACTTTTGCGTATCTCTTGTTTAGCATTAACTCTACTATACTATCAAATGCCCTACTACAATTATATTTGCTCCCAAAAATCTTTAATACATCATTATTACAATCTAACCCAAATATCCACGCTATTAAAAAAACATCACTAATTGATTTACCGTAAGAGGTTGGTAATTGTTTTTCAATAAATTGTACCTTACCATCTAATACCATTTGATTTGCATAAAAAAACCAACCATCAAAAATGTTCTGTGTAAACTGCCATATCTTTTTAGGGAAATCGGTTTCTAAATATAAACAAAAATGCTTGAAGGAGCGTAAACTTGCCATTGCCATTAAGTCATCATATATACCCATATATTGTGATAATGTATCGTGGTTTATTACTTTGCAACTAGATAATAAATCTATCTTCTTTTTAGTAATATCTAATGCACCTATATATATATTATTTTTTAATTTATACCCTATAATGTGCTTGCGAATTAAATCCCTGATTTGAGTTTCTGCCTCTTTCGTTCCTTTAGGCATCAAAACCGTATATATTTCGCCATATAACGCTTCTTTTAGCGTACCCAATAACCCAAGCATTTTAGCATCATCGCCAAAATCTCTATTATTAGTTGATTTGCTTAACTCTAAATATGCAATATCAATTACTTGCCCATATTCTACCATAACTAATCTCTGCTTCCTTTCTTTATCGGCTTTTCATCGCTTAATTCAACAAATTGCGTTAATATATGTGTGCATAAATGATTTATAGACCACTCATACTTCTTCGCAACATATCCTAATTTGTTCCATAAATCATTATCAAGCCTTAAACTTCTAGTCCTTTTTTCTGTTTTCATTTCTATTTCTCCTTCTTACTCTATTTTTTATATTATATATATATTTTATTGCTTAAAATGTATTGTGTCAAATAGTGTTATTTTGTGTTTGTCGCTCTTTGTTATTAGATAAAAATATATTAGTGCATAATCGCCCTCGTTTATCAAAATAATAAAATCTAGTTCTTTTTTAGGATAAACTGACTGTGCTAAATACTTGCTTTCCATCGTGCTATTTAGATTGCTAACGCTAAACACTTCTGCATATTCTAACTCACACTTTTCAGTAATGCCTGTTTGTTCAATCAGCATTTTCCGTAATGTATCACTATCATATTTGCGTACTTCTTGCTTCCCTGTGTTTGCCTCCCAAAATCTCATCCGTATTTGTTCCATATCAATCCCCCATTGCTTTATAACTTCTACAATACTTATTTATCATTTTTATTTCTTTATCGTTTAGATCTACTAACTTATGATTATGAAAATCAATTTTGCAGAAAATCATATCACCTTTCATTGTTGTTTCATACTCTGCTAGATAAACATTGCGTTTTAATCTTAAAATCTTGTTATCGTTATCTTTTATTACTGCGACACATATACCCTTTATTTCACTTAATGTATAAATTATGTATAAACCGTTAAAATATGCACTAATATCATTAATGCTATCTAACTCTAAAATTGTTGGCTCATTATTCGGTTTCTTTATCATTGTTTTCATTTATTTCCACCTCGCATTTTTCAATAACTCTTATTGGACAATCTATCGGTCTTTCTTTATAACTCTTTGGATTAAACTTATCGCATACGCCACTAAAAGGGCATTTCACTAATTCTATTCGTAAACTCTTTTTAGGATTAACACAATATTTATATACGCACCCATTTGGCATCCGTTCTTGACTAATAGCGTATATCCTTTCTTTATTGAAACATAATGGACAACTACCATCCCTGTCTAAATGTTGTAAATTCACTTGTTTGTCTAATGCTAAACATCGCCCATATCTCCAATCACTATAAGCAAATACATCGCAATACTTACAAGCATCACAATTTTCAGGCATTTTTTTGCGCTTGAAAGGTATCGCTATTCCACTCTTTAGTACCTCTTTATAATATTCCGTAATTATTGGTACTCTAGTATGATAACGCATCGCCAACTCTCGTAAATCATTGTTGCCACTTTTTATCTCATATATTATCCGTTCTTTTCTAGTTTTACCATAATTCAAACTTTCAAATCTATATTCTATTAACCCATTTTCACGCAATTTTACTAAATATCCTGCTATCGTTGACTTCGCTAATCCTAATTCATTTGCAATTTGTCCATATGTCTTGCCTTGTTCATATAAACCGATTATATTAAGTTCTCTCTTGTTTATTTCCATATTTTATTCTACCTCCTAATCAAAAAATCTTGTTTGTTTTTTATTATAAAATCCACTCATAGCAACTCCCATATATCTATTTGTCCTTCGGCAACCTCTGTAGTTTCAGGTACTTCACAACCCTCAAAATTACTCCAATATTCTATCCTCGCTAATGCAATGTCTATATAATCTTGACTTATTTCACACCCACACCAATTATTAAACCCTGCTTTTATACCACCTATTATTTCGCTACCACTTCCAGCAAAAGGATATACTATTCTCTGTTCGTTTGGGGTTTTGAATAACGCTAATATGTTTTTGTTTAATTTTATTGGCTTTAAGGTTGGATGATTGTTGATCGCCACACTTTTGTTTCGTTGATATGGGGTTTCAGTTTCCTTTTTTCTACCATCGTGTGAATATTGTTGCTCATCTCCATCGCAACCTGCATTTCGTTCGTTTTTACTAACCTTTGGATTATAAAAGTATAAGTCGCACTCGCCTTCTTCATAATCGCA